CCACGGGTTATACAACCGCGTGAACCTAGATTTAACGTAGAGGTGGGTAAGTATCTTCGCCCATTAGAACACAAGATGTACGATGCTATTGACTCGCTTTTCAAGTCGCCTACCATCATGAGCAAATATAATTCTACACAATCAGCAAAGATTTTAAAACAAAAATTCGACCAAATTCACAACTGTGCTGTTATAGGTCTTGACGCTTCTCGGTTTGATCAACATGTTTCAGAACAAGCTTTAAAGTTTGAACATAGTATATATAATGAAATTTTTAGATCACCGGAATTGGCAAGCTTGTTGCAACAACAACTTAAAAATTTTGGCGTGGCAGTTGGCTGCGACGGAAAATTTAAGTACGTTAAGAAGGGATCGAGAATGTCTGGAGATATGAACACGTCTCTAGGCAATAAATTGCTGATGTGTTTGATGTGTTTCTGTTACCTTGAATCTCTCAACATAAGGTATCAATTTGCAAATAATGGTGATGATTGTCTAGTCTTTGTCAGGAAATCCGATGTTCACAAGCTGAACACTCTCGAGGGTTATTTTAAGGACTTCGGATTCAACATGAAACGAGAAACACCGGTTTACAACTTTGAAGAAGTCGAGTTTTGCCAATGCAAACCACTTTGCTCCAATGGTTTATGGAGGATGGTGCGCAATGTTCGAACTTGTCTCGTCAAAGACTGTACTTCAGTCAACTTGGGTCATGATGTTGAACTATTTAGGAGGTGGTTGTCAGACGTCGCTGGTTGCGGACTTGCCTTTAGTGCTGATGTCCCTATTATGGGGTCCTTTTATAGGATGCTGAAGAGGTTTGGAGTGGAGGGTAAATATGAAGCCCACACATCAGAATTTTCGGCTTACAGAAGCATGAGTGGCGGGGTTAACTTAACTAGTGATACACCTGATGATTACGGCCGATATAGTTTCTGGCTTGGAACAGGCATCAATCCAGATGCACAAGTTGTCATTGAACAATTATTCGACAAAGCAATCTGGGGCGGCGATAAGCGCCAACTTATTGAAAACATCGATTACATCATTACACATGGGAAATAGCAAACGAGCAAACAAGGAGATGTCTGGAGAGAACTTCTTACAACAACGTAGACGGAATCCTTCTAGGATGAAGGTGTCTGGAAGAATCGGCAACAACACTACCATTCGTGGTACTGAGTTGGTCGGCACTATAACGACAAATGGAAGCGGAGCCGCATCGTTGGTTGTTCCTCTGATTGGGGGATCAACCATCGGGCTGCAAAACTTGTTTTCGCCGTTACAGCAGGTAGCTAAACTATATAATCAATTCATTTTCCAAAGTTCTTTAATTAGGTACATACCATCTGTTGGGTTAACGACTCCTG